TTATTTTTTAGGCTTTTGACTAATCAATTTATCTTCTAGTTCCTGAATTTTCCCTTGTAATTCTTGAATGGTTTGGTGTGCTGAATCAAGTTGAGCCTTTAAAATTAGATTTTCATAATTCGCGGCCCCTAATTGTTCCCGGACATATGGGACAATATCTATTTTTTCTACCTGTTGTTCTTCATTCATTTTCTTTGTCGCCTCCTTCTAATGCTTCGATGCGGCTTTGCAAATCGTCAACCAAAAAAGCTAATTGGTTAATGGCCTGACTATTCATCATTATTTGTTTGCTGCTATCCACATAGTAGATGTCCCTATTTGAATCATATATAGAAAGTTCGGGCGTATCTTGTGAAATCAAGCCGAATTGTTTGCCTTGCGGTTTGCTTTCGTTAATCCATTCAAAATCAACAAATGTCCAATCCTTGATACATGCCAAGGAATTCATTTCAGTAGGGGCAATGTTTTTCTTTAACCTCTCGTCTGATTGATTCGTGATAGAATTACCTTCCATTGAAAGGTTCCTATACATATAGCCATAAGTCGAATCAAAATTCATAATATCCCTGTCATTAACACTCAAACGTAGCTTGCCGCCTGCATTGACTTTGAATTGTCCATTTGTACTTACGTTAGAAATAAAGTTTCCGTATAAAGAGTGCAAGCCATAAACCCCTGATATATTATTCGAGTTCATGTACAACCCTTTATTATTTGCAAATCTAACATCTTTGTTCATGCGTACAAAGCCAGTCACTTCATTGTATGGTTTCTCATATTCCAATGTTATATAGGGATGATATTGCGGCGATCCTGTAGAATAATCGTTGTACCTTCCGATGCTAAAGGTTTGCGCGTGAGTCGCTGCGATAACGCCTTGGTCGCCTTTATATTGTTCGGCCCCCAAACTAAACAAAGAATTCCTGTTATTATCCCAGGCTTGAAACCTGCCGTTCCCTACTATTGCATAACGTCCGTTTGCGCTGTCTGATCTGAATTCCCCCAAATTTGTAATTTTGGCAGAATCCCCGCTCGTTGCCTGCACCAAAATTTGTGTGCTGTCAATCGATATGCGGCTATTTATCCCATTCCAAGCCGTTTTGACAAATTCACTTATTTTTCCATACAACTTATCGACGGATAGATTAGCGATCTTTGCATTTGTGATTGCCCCATCAGCAACATGTATTGTATCTACAGCAGCCTCGCCAATTTTGGTTCTAGTGATAGATAAATCTTCGATATGGTTTGTACCTATTCGCACAGTGGCCGCCGAATACTGATCAGTAAAATTACTAGCCGTCCCTCGTGTATTGACAGCGCGTATTCGATAGTACCAGACTTGATTTACTTCGGCCTCATGAACCCATCCGCCTGTCTTCCCTCTCCATAACCGATTAGAAAAATTAGTGGTGTCAGGAACAAAGTCTTTCACCTGAGAACCATAGATTTCATAAGCCGCAATATATGAATGCGGTTCAAAATCCCACCAAAGCTGCACTTTTGCATAAAGGCCGTTAACTTCTACATTGGTAGGTGTTGGTGGCTTGATGTCCGGAAAACTGTCGTCGTCCACAATGATATCGCGGCTAATGTTATCAATTTTATCTTCGATCTGATCAAGTCGTGTGTCAGGCTCATAGATACTCAAGAATTGGCCCATTTCGACCTTGGCCGTGCCTTCCGGGTCTGATATGGAATATTCTAGGGCGATAATACGGCCGGAAAACTCGATTGGCTCCGCAACTGTTCGATCAAGAGCAAGACCGGTATCGCCAAGTTCCACTGGATCATTTGATAGTTCGACATCCAAAGCATAATTGGTCTGTATTTGGGATGCTGAATTTACAAGATGATCATACGTTTTTTCAAGTAATTCTTTAGGGTCTTCTATATTTTCGTTCTGCCATTTGCCGAATGCGTTTATAATGGTTCCGTCAGTTTTCTTATAACCGTATTTCTCTTTGGCTGGCGGGTATTCCACCCATTTTTGGCCTTTCGGTTTGTCTACCGGATCGCCTTTAGCTTTGCTCCAAACAACATCCGCGAAATCGATGTAACGCGAATTGCCGCCGCCTTCCGTTTCGATACTGCCGCCCCATCCCCAGAGCGCTGACACAGGGTAGGCCATTTCGGTGACGTGAATATTTGTGACGTTATAACCGACCTCAAACCGCGCGCCGGCATCTGATCCACGACGCGGCAAAATGTTAACGACGCGCTCAATAACCTTATTGCTTTTCGTGTCGAATGTAACAGTAAACTTTAATTCGCCGCCCCATACATTAATAATGTCCGTTATCGCTTCGTATGCGCTGGTATGGTAGAAGTTTGTTGAATTGATACCAAGATCAGCCGTAACATTTCCAACCCATCTACTTCCTGCTAAGGCACGATCAAGGGCATCCTGTTGGGTGGTATTGTATGGCCGCACATCGTCGATAATCCATTCGAGCAGTTCAAGCTCCGCGGGCTCACATTGTACTGTTTTATAGGCGCCGCCGTCGCCGTTCCCTCTGTCGGGCTCCCGTATTTTGAAGAGACGAAAAAAGCCATCTTTATCTCTAAAGACGACTTGGTTCAATTTCGCTACATATTTACTGTCTGGATGGGTTGCGTCACATGTAAAATGGAACGTTGATCCTTGATTTAATTCTTCTCTAAAACCATCATCCCAAAACGCACAGGCATTACTGGCATCGCTGGATAAGATCGCAAGCAAATTATCCTCTTTGTCTAAAATCCATAAGTCTGCCATTTAATCACCTGCCTTACTCGTATTTATCGATAAACCTTATCGTACTTGGTTGCGTCGCCCTTATTAATGTTTCTTTCTTTGGTGGTATTTCAAAATTAGGAAAATCTGATGTATGATGATAGGCTGTCCTTTTATCTTCTCCGTTCAATATTGCGGCGCGATTGGCTATATCAAGCACCAATTTGTCACCCTCGATAAACTTAAAGTTTATCAATATGCTCGCTTTTACGCTAAAATCATCGTTCAATAGCTGTATCTCGTATTGGTCGGCTGTTTCTGCGAAAGTGCATTCCACAATAGGGAAAGTTGGCGCCGAACCCTCACTTTTAACTGTTTGCGTCAAATACGGAATCCATTTATGAGACGATGAAGAACCGCGCATAACTTGCACGCCTGTTATCTCAGCGCTGTTATAGTTCCCGTTACCGTCTGCGGATTGTCCCAAGTAAATAGACGTTGCGTCTGATTTTGCCGTGAATGTATGTGTTAACTTCGACCATTTGCCTAATATCGGGGCTACGTCATAGTTTGTATATGTCCACCCGTCTGCGAGGGTGCCTGCTTGAAGCCTGACCTGACCGGCGCCGCTCTTGACCTTAAACCAAGCTGATAAAGTATAAGTTTCGCCTGCTGTCAAAGATATAGAATCTTGGGCGTAGCCATATTGTTCAGAAGCAACAGCAGAATAATAAAAACCCTTGGTAAATTTATGATCGTCGCCGTCGAAATCTGTAATATCCTGCAGCCCCCTTGTGTTCCCGTCGCTTCCCGCTTGCCAAGTCCTCCAATTTGCTAGACCGTCGGAGAAATCGCCGTTTTTCACAAGGTTTACCCCGTCTGTTTGGTTCGATATATCAAAAGACTGTTCTGCACCGTGTTTATATGGGTCGGGGCATGTAAAGGTAATTGTCCCTTTTCCGAATTTGTAAAACTCGTCAAGCTGCCCCGTTCCGTCTAAAACAGCATAATAGGTGCGGCCTGGCTCATCCGGCATGACTAACGGGGCCGGCTTATCTGTTATCAACCATTCCGCGATCTCTTCTTTTGCTTTCTGCAGGTCATCGACATCTTTGATAGTTATATGGATAGCAAGGGGCCGAGGCTTTACCTTTTTCCTGCGAGCATATCCGCCGGGGCGGCCGGGAATTTCGACTATTTCCCACTCGATAGGCGCCCACATAGGGCGCTCTGTATCAACGCTCACATGTACAAAATCTTTTGATATTCCATTGAAGGTAAACGACATTATTTATACCTCCGTTTATCCCTGAAGTCTTGGCGGCGCTGCGCTTGCGTCATGGGTTTGTTCATCGCTGTTGCAAATTGTCTGCTATCAACATTCATGTTTGTTTGGATAACCGGGATTTCAACCTCTACAGGCTGATTTAAGACGGCTTTTGCTAAGTCTTGTATCGCCTTGAGGACTCTTACTGTTTCATCCTGTTTTGTAGTGAAATTTGGGACTTTTATTAAACTTGGCGTTAGATCGTTTAAACTTGGAATGTCCGGCATATTTGGTATGTTTGGAATGTCTGGTATAGCTGCTGCTGCCAACTGATCCGAAGCCTTATCGATGCCTTTTATGCTATGATCCATACCGATTTCTAAGCCTTCGCCCGTCCATTTACCAAACTGTATCATGACTTTGGAAGGTGACGCGATTTTTAAAGCACCCTTGATCTTTTTTGTTACTCCGTCAGCGATGCTTTTTGCCTTATTCCATACGGCGTTAGCCATTGATCCAATACCCTTGATCAGACCATTTATGATGTCCTTTCCAATTTTGAACAAATTGATTCCTTTAAAAAAGGACATGACCTTATCCCAAATACTTTTGATTTTAGTGCGCACAGAATTCATTTTTTCGCCAACCGAAGTGACAATGTTTTGAAACTTGCTTTTTACAGTATTCCATATATTCCCTAGTATTCTACCAAAAAAGCTTGTTATGGCATTCCAAATTGAACTTATTTTATTGCGCACAGCTCCCATTTTTCCGGATACAGTTGATACAATGCCTTGAAACTTGCTAGTTACCCATCCCCATATTTTTCCGAGCGCTTGAGAAAATACATTTGATATTTTGCTCCACATTTCTGTAATCGGTTTTAGCAGTTTTCCAACTAATCCACTAAAGAATTTTAGCAGCTTGCCAATTCCGAATAACTGAACCCAATTCCAAATTAAATTTAAGGCCCCGGATATGATTTTTTTGGCCGCTTCCCAAAGACCTTTCCAATCTCCAGTGAAAAGTGAAGCGAACGCAGAAATGACACCCATGATAATATCAAGCGCGCCACTGATTATCCCCTCGATATTAGACCAAACGGACTTTATAAGCGCTTCTATAAAAGGCCATGCCCATTGAAAAACAGCAACTATTCCGTTAATGATCGGGGTTATGAATGCAGAAATCGCATTCCATATATTCATAAATGCTTGCTGTAGTTGCGGCCATGTTTGCATCCACCACGCGCGCACTTCCTCGAATTTTTGCATAATAAAATTGCCTATCATTTGGACGATAGGCTGGATAAATGACCAGATTGCGGCCCATATTTCTTGTGCTTTTTGGCTAATTGTTTCCCAGTTTTGCCACACTAAAATACCCGCCGCTACAAGTGCGCCGAGTATCGCAATTAAAGGCAATATAGGGACAGACAGACCGGCAAACAAAGGGGCTAAATTTGAAATAGCGCCCGCAAGAGTACCCAATACCAGTATTACAGGGCCAACAGCCGCCACTATTCCCCCTATAATCAATATGACCTCTTTGACTCCTGTCGGCAACTCCGTGAATCTTTGGGCTAAGGTTGCCAGGAAATCAGCAAGGTTTTTAATATGAGGCGCTAACACTTCCCCGAAACTAATCGCTAACCCTTCCAAAGCAGACATTAAAGACCTGATCGAACCGCCAAGGCCGCCCTCCATTGTGTCTTTCATTGCTGCAGCAGTCCCGTTACTGTTCCGCAATTCTTTTTCAAAGTTCCGGATGTTGCCTGTCCCAGTTTGCATCAGCATATTTACACCTTTAAGTGCTTCGGATTGGAAGACAGAAGAAAGTGCTGCATCTCTTTGTTCGTCAGACATTCCCGCGGTTGCTTTTTCAACATCGGCAAGAATAGTCGTCATATCGCGCATTTTTCCGTTCGCATCATAGACAGATACCGCTGTATCACCGATTGCAATTTTTCCGTCTTTCGCGCTCTTTTTAACATCGCGTAGCATAGATGAAAGAGTTGTACCAGCCATTGAACCCTTGATACCCTGATCGGCGAACTTACCTAAAATTGCGACGGTCTGTTCTAAATCCATGCCCGATGCCTTAGCATTTGAGGAAACGTATTTCATGGCTTCGCCCAATTGGTCAACATCTGTATTTGATTTCGACATTGCAGCCGCGAATACATCGGTTGTCCGGGTGGCTTCTTTCGCTTCCATACCAAACGCGGACATCGTATCTGTTACAATGTCGGCTGCTCTATCAAGATTCATTCCGGCCGCTGCCGCAAGGTTAAGCATAGGTTCAGTAGCCGCTAAAATTTGGTTTGTGTCCCATCCTGCAAGGGCTAGTTTTTCCATTCCGGCCGCTGCTTCCGACGCGCTGTAACGGGTTGTTGAGCCCAACCGCTTGGCTTCGTTGGTTAATTTGATGAAATTCTTTTCTTGTTCTTTGGTGGTTTTTCCTAAGTTGCTGCCCATTGTCGCCCGTACTTTACGCATTGAGTCATCGAACTTTACAGCAGTTAAAACGCTGGCAGTTCCTAGGCCGACCAAAGGGGTTGTGACAAAGGTTGTCATGCCTTTTCCGATGGATTTCATTTTGGATGCAACGCCGTTCATCTTGCTTTGAAAACTAGCGAAACCTTTTTCAGCGTTGCTTCCATCAAACTTCGAATCGATAACTACTGAACCATCAGCCACGTTTACCACCTACCTTTTTAGCGACCGCGTCCCCGAACGCGCTGAATTTTTCAGAAAGAATTTCAGCACGTCTTTTTCTCATTTCTTCGGTTTCCTCCAAGGCGTACAGTTTTTTCAACTGGATAAGCCTGTCCCTTTCTTCCTTGTTGTATTGCGTCCTTTTTGGGATTTTGGCGGCCCTAATTCCAACAACCTCTTTAATTTTTGATTTATCCGATAGACCGTTCAGTAAAGAGATAAATTTAAACCAGTTTAGCCGCCCTTGTTCCTCATAGAGATCGATTTCATATTCAGCTTTAAAGCTGGCGTATATATAACTAGCATCCTGATGAAAATCAAACACGACTTCCTCGTTTTTTTGATCTGTCTTTGTTTCGCCAGTTATTTTTCGAAAAACACGATCGACAAACTCAATAATTTCATGACCTTGTAGACTCATGAGATCATCTTCATTTTCCGCAAACATATAAGCCCAAATTTTGATTTTTTCAAGCATGGTAAATGTTTTATCTTCTTTTAACTCAAAGGCTCTCAAGACGTTGTCAAAGCTTAAATCAAGGGGAATTATTTTTCCGTTTAGGTTGAACGTCGTCTCGTCTTGGACATAAGATGTAAGCCTCATCTAAATCACTTCTTTTTACGCTTTGTGTAATAATCAACCTTTTTTGCCTTTTTTTCATTGACTTCGGCCATTTTGTTTATAATCCAGTCACCGAAAGCATCGATGACATCCAACAGATGAAAAATTGATCGGCCGATAGAATCGTAAATCTTTTCATAAGAACCTTGTCCAAACACAGAATCGATAAATTCGGACATTAGTTCCATTTGTCTTTCATTGATCTTTTTTTCTTCCTCTGCGCTCAACTTGCTTACATCAAGGTCTTTTGTTTCGTCATACTCATGGGAAAAGCGCTGAAACATATCGATATAACGTCTTAAAGAATCATCATCGTAATACACTTCATAATCAGTGCCGTTAATCGTAAAAATTTGTACCGGTTTATCGAAATTCAATTGAATATTTGCCATGATTTTCACCTCTCAAGATTAAAAAAAGAGCCTTCGAAAAGGCTCTTTCACGTTTATTCAGGTAGTGTATGTGTTTCAATCTGACTCATTGGTGATTCTCCGGCCTCATTCACGGCCGTTACATTGATCGTCAGTTTCGTGTCAGGGCTTAAACCGTCTGTGAAATACTTGGGTTCGTTTACGGTTTCCGCGAATTTCTTTTCTGCTCCTCTATAAACGTTGTATGATGTCGCCCCATCTACCGGCAACCAATCCACGGTCACGCTATCTGCTGTAGCTTTGTACGATAGATTGTGGGGCGCCTCAGGGTGTTTTTGTCGGCTCTATGATTTTCGGATTTCCGTTAAATGATACTGTAACCGTAATTTCTGATTTTGCATCAGCGTCCCCTGAAACGGGGTTAATCTCTGAAAGAGTTGCAGGCCCTTCAAAAATTCGGCCTGTTGCGAAACCCGGAGGCGGCGGAGTTGTCCATTTGAAATTAGTCACACGGTGTATTCCGTATTTCCCCATCTTTGACATAAGGAATAAATGCACATCATTGTTATTGTCGAAATCCCCTGTAAATGAAAATGTGATCATGCCACCCATGACCGTTGTTGTTTTACCGCCGTCGCCATCTAAATAAGCTGTATCATCGGTGTTCTCGTCGCCTGAAATTTCAACCGACTTCCAACCTGCAGCCATTCGGGTATAAACCGGTTTTTCAAAATCGGGCGTATCTGAAATATCGATATCAAAACGATGTTGAAAGTTTAAGAGAAAATCGTTTGCACCGCTCATGTATAAATCACTCCTCAAATTATTGATAGATTGGCACTGAATAGCGCCGTATAGACCCAACCGCTGCTATCCTGCTCAACATAATTCGTCGGTGTCGAAATTGAGCAAAATAAAAAAGCGAAACTATTGTTTTCGCTTTTGATTGCGCCTTTTGGCAAGTCGTCTAATGTTTGTGAAATGCTTTCTATTGTTTGAATAGCCTTCAATTGATCGGAATGCCTGACAAGCACCTGAAAGCCATATGAAAGGCTTTTCCGGCCATCAAGATATTTTATAGGGGGCTGCGCCGGAATCGGTCGAAATGCGATAGAATTGCCATCTGAAAGCACCCCGACCGCTATGTGATCTACAAACGTGTCTAAACTTTCGAGAAATCCCTTTAATCTCTCCAAAAAATCCAATTACCCACCCCCTAAAAAATCTGTTTTGTGCGCCGCTTAATTTCCTGCAGCCATTTTTTAAGATCTGACGCCTTCGCCACTTGAAACCATAAGCCTTGGGCCAACGGGTTTTTATCTTTGCTGAAATTGTACTGCGGATTGTAATATAGACGTCGGGCGTAAACCGTATCCCAAATGATACGGCCCGAACCTAATCGTGTGCTTGTTATACTGCTTGTTTCTAAATTCCCGGTATCCTTTGGCAACCGTTTGTTACTTGATTTCAAAACCTCGCTATCAAGCACCTTCTGCGCCTCTGTCGATAGATGCCGAAACTTCCTACGAACGTCGTTGTTCCATTCGAATTTCACATCCATATGATCACCTATTTAAGCTGAACTTCATAATGGTGTGGTGTTGTTAATTCGTCATACTTAGCAGCGTTTTTATAGACGATAGACGTTTTTCCGTTGAAAGTAACTTTTGATTTCTCTTTCAGTTCCTTAAACGGCAAAGAATTTGCGCGATCTATAAAAACAATTGATTCCACATCGGTATCATAACGTATGCTTGTATTGGCGATCGCTTTTACTTCTTCTACACGTACATTCTTGATTGTAATTGGTTCACGGAAGCCGCTGCCCCATCCTTCATTGTCGTACCATTCTTCATAGATGATGGAATGAAAGAGAAGTTTTTTTGGTATAGGTTTAGCCACGGACGAACACCCCACGATACAATAGGCCTGTTTTAGACAAAAGAGAAAGCGCGGCCGGACTTATACGCCCAGCATCGCGCCCTGAATTGCTATCAGACCCGCCGGAGCCGCCGGAATAGCTGAAAGAACCTACACTCACACTATCCATGCTGCTGTTTTCTCCGGCGTTCACCTCAGCAGTGCCGCCTTTCACTACGTAAAATTCAACCTGTGCTGCTGTCGCCTTCCTTACAATGTCTTTGATTATGTCGGGCATTTCTTCGAACTTGCTGCCGTATAGTCTGTAGTTTGTCACCTCATCGATGACGTCGCTTGCTCGTTTGATATACCGGTTTAAATCTTCGTCAGAAGGGGCAGGCGCCCCCATGTAGTCGTTTTTATAATAATCGGGGGTAATGTAAGCCATCGTCGCCCCTCTTTTCTATTCTTTTTTGGTGTTTTTCTTGTTAGACGGCTTTTCTGTTGTTTCGTCTTCCGCTTTTGATTCAGCTTTATCCGCCCTGTTTTTCGCTGCCTTTGCTTCCCGCTGCGCTTCTGCAAGCTGCGCTTTCAAGCTTTCGATCTCATCAAGAGCCTTGTTGTGCTCCGAGAGCGCTACTGTGCGTCCTCCTGTTGCTCTCTGAACAACTTTTCCGCTTTCATCTACCTGATCATACCCGCGTTTCAAATAACCGGGAACGGCCGCGTCAGCGACCTTTAACACCCGGTTGTGCTTCTTAACCTTTGCCATGTTTTAAACCTCCTCGAAATTACTGTGCTGCTGTTTTGGTAACGATCTCAGACATTGGAGATTCGCCCGATCTGTTTACAGCTGTTACATTGATAGTCAATTGTGTATCCGGACTCAAACCGTCAGTGAAATACTTCGGTTCGGTTACGTTCTCTGCGAAATTCTTTTGTGCTCCTCTGTAAACGTTATATGAATCGGCCCCATCTACAGCACTCCACTTTACCGTGATAGAATCGGCTGTACTTTCATACTGTAGATTCTGGGGCGCCTTAGGGAGTAGCAGGGTCAACGTTGAAGATGATTCCTGGCACTTTCTCTTCGTAAAGGAATACATCATAATATTGACGCTCATAGTACAACCATTTACCGCCGGTTGCCGCTGATGGAGCATCAAGGGAAACGAACGCATATTTTTCTGGCGCCATGACCGCAGAAGGATGAACAAGAATCATGTTAATCTGCTGCGCTGATTGGTCCGGCTGTGCTCCTTCTGTGAAATCATAAACGGTTTTCATACGAACAGGAGGAACGGGCTGAATTGTAACTGTATCAAGACGATTAACGATTCTATCAATTTCCCGAGAGTTTGCCCCGACGTTGATTGTACGAGTAATTCCCGGCGCGTTTTTGAGCATAGTCGCGACAGCAGGAACAGCATAAAGAATACGCCCTTCTTCCGGCACTTCTTCCTCGTCCATTTTCTGCATATAAGAATCGAATAGTTTCAGGACGTTAGTTTCATCAATTGCTGTTGTGTCCGCAGTTCCGCCGAATCCCGTAAACTCCGCATACAGCTTTGAAGCCATATACTTGTCCATTTCAGGGATTTTCTGCTCTCTGTTGAATGTATTCGTAATGTTCGCGATGGTAACAGCCATGTTAGTTTCATCGATGTCAACAGGGTCAACCAAAGTACGGAATTCACGATCATTCATAAGGGTCTTCAATTCATAATCGTTATCAACATTACGTTTGTAACTGCCGATAGAATCGCGATCAACGTCAACCATTCCGCCGACTGTGATTTTAGGGATTTTAACCGTTTTGCCGCCCGCCCATTTGATGTTACGGCTTCCAGTATTGAATAGTTCGTTAAATCGTCTCCCTACTCGGTACGGCTCTTCAAGAGCCTGCTGATATACTTCTGCATAGTTTAGATTTGCCATATAAAAAACACTCCTTTATTGTTGTTTAAATGCCTGAATCCACTGATCCATTTCCGTTGGTCTTTGCTTTTGATTCGGGCCGGCCGTGTAAACCGGCTTAGGTGGTTCTTCCGCTTCGCCTTTGAAATGCGGGTACTTTTCGAGTACCTTTTCAATGGCTCCGTTGATGTCCACCTCGTCAGATACATAGGGTTTCGCCAGTGTCACAACATCCTCGATCGCATCCTTTTGTACGCCGGCCAAAATAGCCGCGTTTTGTGCCTTGAGGCTTTCATTTTCGCTTGCGAGCGTAGTTTTGGTATCCTCAAGCTGTTTGAGCATGTCGGCTTGCTTTTCAGCCTCTGTTTTCTGCGAGTCCTCAATCTCTTTCAGCTTTTGAAGGGCTGCCTTTGCATCATCGAGACTCTCAAAATCTCCAAGCTGCTTTAAAACGTTTGATTCCGTGCCCCTCCGCTCATTAGCTAAAAAGCTATTTAGCTGTGTTTGTGTGAATGTTTTCTCCCCGGAATCTCCGGTGTTGGCAGCATCGCCGTTTTGTTCACCCGGTGTTTGCTGACCGTCCCCTTGTCCACCTTCTCCGCTGCCGCCGTTATTATCGTTGTCGCCTGCGTCATCAGCGAAAAATTGAAGGTTTAAAGGTAAAAATCGTGTCTCATACATAGAAAATCCCTCCGATAAGGTAAAATCCCGTGTTTTATTTACCGCCCACAACAGGTAAACGGGCAAGAAAAAAAGCCTTCCCTCATTTCGGGTTGGCTTTATGCGTAAATTTGCTCCCTGTTCCTCCGCCTTGTGCGTCCGGTCTCGTCGATAAACGTCCTCATCTGCGCCTGTCGTCTTGTAATCTTTTTCTGGGCGCGTTTTATGCCTACTTCATCATCAAGCTTTTTGAAAACGGCCAATTCGCGCTTGCCATCCCGGATAGCGCGTTCTAAATACCGTTGCTTTTGACTGTTTTCATATGCCTTTTCGTTTCTCTCCTCGTCCATCGGGTGAAATTGCTGCGTTGAAATGCCTGGGATATACGGATATTGAAAATGGCCGCAGTTCACGCCAAACAAGCCCCCGGGATCACCTATACTTGTGCCGGATAATGGGGGATATCTCGTGTCACGGCCGTTCCTGCTGTATATCCGCCCTTGATACGGGGCACATTTTGGCCGCGCGCCGCTGTGTGAACTGACTTCGACCAAATCGACACCCCAACTATCAAAGCGTGCATCCTGCATTTCGTTAGCCACGCGGTTTCCCATTGTTCGAATGACTTGGGCGGCATACCCTTCGGCATACATGTGATTTCCGTTACTCTTTATCAGGGTCGGTATGCCTTTTTCGGCCCATTTTTTGACCGTGGCCCTTAAAGCCTGCTGTGGTGTTTTCATCCCCGTGAGTACGTCGGCTGTTGTTTTTGTCAGTATGTCCCGGTATACCTGAGCACTATTTTCCAATATGCTTGAATTGATCATATTAAAAATATCCGCCGACTGCCTTTCGAACGCCTCTAAAATACGCCAAATTGTGGGGTCATCCTTCGGATTAGGTGCTTCTTTTATAGGCGCGCCTTTTTTAAATGCAGCTTTCAAGATTTCTTCATTTTCTTGTATGCTTTCATAGCCTGCAGCACTTAAAATTTCTTGGACTTTCTTTTGTGTTAAGCCGCTTTTTTTCGCTATCGTCTTAACATTCTGCCGTGTAAGTCCGCCGACTTGCTCCAATTTCATTGAATACCAAAGGTTCGCATTCTCTTCTAAAGCGTTTTGATCTTCCGCCAGCAGTTCTGCAGTATTTTCGAGTATTTCCGTTTGAATAGATGAGTAAATTTGAGCGATCGGCCAAGTGATTTGCTCAAGCCGATCCTTTGTTAATCGCGCCATTAAGCACCGCCACCAAACATTTGATCAACATCTGGTAGGTCATTCGCTTGTTCCTCATGAACAGCCGCAATAATGGCCTTCGCTTCCTCTTCTGAAATCTTGAGGATGTTTTGCAGCGTCATCCATCCCGGAATAAGAGAGTTGTTTTTCAGCTTGATCCAGTAATTTGAATCGGAATCACGATCTTCAACAATTGAGTCATCAAAATCAACCGTTACCGTGATATCATCCGGACTTTCAAAGATTTTGTAAGTTGAAGCGACTTCACAAATGGTTTTAACCAGTTCTTTTAAGCTTTCCTCGATAATGATTTCATGACTATTTTTCGATTTATAGGTTTTGCTGTTCTCGCTGACGACCTCAGTCGCTGTTTTCAGCCCTTTCCCGTCGAATGTGAAGGTTCCGGGGCTAAACCCGATCTTTTGGGCGAATACGTCTAATTGCGTCTGTAAGCCTGAGATATGCTCATTTATACGCAATGAGATATCATTCTCGACGATCTGTTGTTTGTCCATTGAATCAAATTCGAACGCCTCGTACACTTCGTCATTTTCATCAAACATGCGTGTAATTTCCTGCGTCTCGTTGTCTACCACAGTTCTAACGGCTGTTGCCGGAACCATAATCCTTTTTTTGCCTAGCCTGTACTCACGCAAAAAGCTGTCGTAAATGGTATCAATCGATTTAATGTTATTGATGGCATTCGAAAATAAAGAAACCCCCAACGGGGATTGGAGATCAATGTTATTTGCAATATTCGGCTTTGTATAAACGAATAACGGGCGCGTCAGCTTTTCAAAGTATGTTGTAGGCTCCAAACCTTCGTATAAGGTATCCAACGGTATTTCTTTGCCTATGTCGTTATCCTGATCAGATTGGAAAAGCTGATTTCTTACAACGTACTTCGCACCCTCCCATTGATGCCACTCAAGCAGCGTATACCATTTGTTGCCCTTCTTAAATCGACTCAAAAAGATACCTTCATCTATGCGGCCGTTTGAATAGGTTAACGGTATGAAACAATCGGCCGTTACAAATCCGATTTTGATCTGCCAGTTGCCGAGCCTGTCCTGTTCCGGGTACACTTTCATGACCATACCGCCAAGCGCGAACATGTATTCAAGATGGTCCTGAAACATTTTATAGAAATTATTGTGGTCCAGGACGTTTTTGATATTTTCGGCCGTCGTATCATCAGAAATATTGATTTTGCACCTTTCATTGAAGATCAGGCGCGCCATTTCCTCGCTTGCCACTTTGACCATGTTCAGTGTTACCATGCGGCGTTTTCTTCGACCGCCGGAGATAGTGGTATATTCGACTTCGTGAAATGGCTCTTTGTTATACGTCGGGAGATACCCTTGATATAACGGCAGCCATACATTTTCGATATACTGATAAAAGTCATCTGTCACGGGCAAGTCCTTTATTTCCGAGACGGATTTTATATTCTTGATCAGCCCCATTTTTTGCATCACCGCCTTTATCTTTGCGATTAGACCCTTGAACATTGTGTCACCGCCTTATTTCTACTGTTTTTCAGTAAGGTTCTTTACAATACGCCCGCAAACGTCATGCAATTCATCTCGTAACTCTTTATCTATATTGACAAGCGAAAAATGCGTTTTGTTTATATATAATCGCTTACCGTCTTCGGACACACGGTACTCAATTTCAGAGTTCCAATCACCACCGGCATTAAACTCAGTAGATATGATATCAATTTCTCTTTCAGGATTTTCGTTCACTTCAACCTCTTGAAAACCCGTTCCTAAAGGGATATATGTTTCCTTGCCGTCATCTCCTTTGATAGCAACCTGTAATTCAATTTTCTTCCCTTTCATTTCTTCTGGCAGCATGCTATCCGCCTCCTACTTCACATATTTTTTATAGAAATAGTTCACGCTGTATCTGAACTCGTCCATACTGTGGTTGTCTTTGTCGATTGGCTTGCCGTTGTCATCCCGGCAGTACAGGCCAGCCTCTTTGATGAAGTGGTAATGATCGAATTTGTCGTCATCGACTAGAAATAATTGATCGTTTGTTATGGTGTTCTGCGCCCGCTCTATACCAACCTCGATGCCCTTCGAACTGCCTTTTATGTCTCTGGCGTTGTTGTCTGCTGTCATTGTTGCAATGCGAACGAGCCGCAATTCCTCGCGCAATGATTTACAAGCAGGGTCAACAAAGAAATCACGATATCTCATTTCGTATTTATCCACGCAATAACGGACAAATTCCTTTATCTCCTGCGCGTACTCACTCATCGCCTTTACTTGCCCCGTATCAGCCCCGGAATGGTAATAATGAGCGACACGATTCAGCCGCGGTTTTCCCTGATACCGGGTTATGATGTTGCATGAAACACTCGTTGCGTCAGATTGACCGCCGTCAGCAGTAAAGAACATTTCAAGGGGCTTGCCGAGCAACGTTTTTGTTGTATGCTTCTCGAGATCGAGCATTCCATAGATAACGCCTTGAGGGTTTACCCGTTTGCCTTCCCAGTCCCTTTTTAGGAGATACGGGTTTTTGACAAGCGTGTTGTAAATCTCCTGTTTCCTCTCAGCGGTCAAAATCGGGTTGTCGTCGATAGTCCAATGCGTCCAGCGTGTGTCCTGAACCTCGAACACGTCTTTGATAACCGGATGATTCGGAGCCGGAGGGTTAAGGTCGGCCAGATGATAGCGCATCTTAGCCGCAAACGTCCGCCGGAAACATTCCTGAATCATTTCCATGTGCAACAGATTGATTTCACAGAAGACGACAGAGCCGAGAGACATACCCGTGATGGCTTTTACGCTGTCTACCTTGCCGCCGCCTTTGTAATAAACTTTCTTTATGCCTGCGGGCGTCTGCACTTCTAAATGGTCGCCTAATTCGTCATGTTTGACCTTTGCCAGATTCCCGAATTGATGTTTTAGGCCCGTGCCGTCTCCGTCAATGAAAAGCCGGTAGGCTTGCTCTTGGTTATAGGCCACGATTAAATGGTTCTGGTCCGGCGTCAGGCTCAAATAAAGTGCATAACGAAAATGCCCCGCTGTCGTTTTTCCAGACCGGGGCGTGCCTTCGTTGGCCTCTAGTGTGTGATCGAATGGCCTTGTTATGATTTCCTGCTGCTTTGGCGAAAACTTAATTTCCATCGTCATCACCTTTGTTCACAGCTTTGAACAATTCGGCGACATTTGCAATAAGCGCGGTATCTCCTTTATCGCCTTTCAGTAGCTTGATGCGTTCTTTCGTCAGTTCGGTTTCAGCCTTCATTTTCTCGACTTGCGCCTTCGATAAATCATCGATATGAGCGTTTTTAGGATCGAACATACCTAAATGCTTGCCGATCAGCTCAAGCGCCTTTAATGGGTCGCCACGCTTTACTTTCGTTGTCACCTTATCGGCTACTAATTCTTCACCGTATGGCACTTCTGTTATTGTTTGCGTCAGCTCTGTAATGATCGAACCGTCGATCTGATCGGGTGGCAGTAGGGTAATTCGCCCGGTTTCCTCGTCCCATGTCATCAAGTCTCGAATATCAGCAAACGCGAATTTAGCAAGCTGATTAAGCACCTTGTCAGCCGTGATATTCGTTCGTTTTGAGCGCTTTTCCATTGCCTCAGAAATCGCCTTTTCGATCTTAGGGTTTTTTAGTAGCTTGTGCCCTTCTACCCCCGCAACGGCTTCGGTGCTTGCTTTGTAGCCTGCGCGGATATAAGCCTGCGTTGCGTTCAGATCGATTAAATATTCATCCACGAATCTTTTTTGTTTCGGCGTCAATTTGCTCATTTACATTCTCACCGCCTCCCACGATGTTCATTTACAAGCGTCATTTATTTTTGACGCACCGCCCGAACGGACAGACGTATTTATTTCCGGCCCATGTCCCCCACACGCACCCATGACACTTGTGAGTTTTGCGGGCCGACTCTCTCGCCTTCTCTTGTTCTTCTTCTCGTTTGTCCTGCAAGTATTGTCGTAGAATCATAGTCTTTTCTCCTTTATTTGCTCTGAGCCGCGCCCGTGCTTGGCGTTAGCCGGTAGTTGTCCCAAGACTTACAGGGCGCGCATCACAACAAATATAAAAAGCGCTCCCGCTTATGCAGGGGCGCTGCCGCTGTTACTTGATATAAAATTCCATAGTGTAGAATGAGCCATCAGTTTTTACATGATTGCCCTTGGAATCATAACGCTCCGCATCGACTTTGAAGCGATATGTCCCCTTCGCATTCATGTAATCCTTGATTGACCATTCATCATAGTCCTTTTGATCAGGCTTTAACGGATTCGGGGAATTGTAGCCCGTGGACTTCCATGACCCGTCGACTTTCTTTTGTAGGATCAGGTTAGGCCCCGCAATATAGCTGTTGTCGTTTTTGACAGCAACCTTGACGACCTTATCCGTCCCTAAATAATGATTTTGCTTTGTTGGATTCACGCTTACGCCGTATCCTGATGCCATCAGCACCACTCCTTTTTTAAATGTTGCGGGCAAGGATTTGCACCTTGCATGCAAACTTTGCTTTTTTGGCTATCTGCCTGCCCTCTTTGTTTGCGTAATGAGGTTATCCGCGTCTACCTATTCCGCCACCGCATAAAAAAGAGCGACCCCGCGTATTCGCAGTGCCGCCAATCTTTACATAGTTAAGGTGTAAGGTTCGATTGAAGAAACGAGAAACAAAGAAACATAGTGGGGATGTTCCTTGCCTTTATTTTAACCCACAGATTTCAAAGATTTTAAATCCGTGCCTTTTGTGCAATTCGTGCAATTTGATTCACCGGCCAGCTTATCAATGATTGATTCTCGGATGTTGCGAATATGAGAGAAAGAAAGCTGCATATGCTGTGCAATCCACCGATAACTTTTACCTTCTAGCAGCCAGTGTAAAACCTCGTTTTCCCGCTCGTCTGATATCCGGCTAATTCGTTCTTGTAGTTTCTGGACTTTCTGCTCATATATCTCGATTTTTTTGAAGCGTTTCGACCTTCTGATAGTTTCGTTATATACAGGATCGCTTGTAGTGCCTTGCGCCTTCGGTAAAGATGCCTCAACCCCGTATTTTGCCGTTAACCCTTCGCCGGCATCCTCTAAGGATTCACGCAGGACTTGAATGCTGTTCATCATCCACCGATAATCCTTTAAGATGCTTTCGATCTCTTTTCTATTCATGTCCGTTTCCTCCTTATCGTCGTATATAAATAAAAAACGGACACCAAACAAACAGCGTAAATGCTGTAAGTTCAGTGTCCGCAGGCTTTCCGTCTTGGACGATTATTTTGTTTTCGCTATACTTCTATGATACCATAAAACCAAGTTTAAATGTTTCCTGACGGCCGCCGCATGGCGGTTTTTTTATACCTCTTTAAATTCGATATATCCCCGTTTTAAAACATGGTCAAAATGAAAACTTTTGATCTTGTCTTTATTCATTCTGAGGGCTAACAGATACACGCTGTAGTTTTCGTATTCCTTTTTCACTCCGCCGCCTCCTCTATGAACTTGAATATATGAACCCGGAAAGCTTTATCTTCATCCGGCTGACCAAATTCATCAAAGAGCCTTTCTGGTCGTGTTTGTTCAATATTCGCCCCGAAACCTAATTGCTGTGCGCTATTTGCGTGTTTGAACGCTTCTTGACTGCTATTTGAATAAACTGTCTTGACGTGTTCTTTATTCATTCCGCCGCCTCCCTTTTAACAAATTGATAAGATGCCATTTTTAATCCGTCATGCGTGTAACTGTGAGCCTTCACGATTTTTTCGTCCGGGCCGAGTTCTAAAACATGTGTACCGGCACGAAATTCGATTTTAAAATCTTCTTTCATGTCCCCCTCGTCTACGGGATAGCCGAAGAGTGTCCATTTGGTTTCCTCGCCTTCTTCGTCATCCCCGATGGCTAACAGGATCAAATGGTCTCGGACTAATCTTTTTTTTACATCCGGCCGTAATTTGATTCCCCTAACCTTGAAACCGTGTTCCAGAATCTCGGTAATTCCGCGCCTTGCTTCGCTGAGTATTTCGGTCATTTGCTCGTTCATCCTTCATTCTCCTTCCCGGCTCCGGCCGTTATTTATTTGTGATTGGACTTGTATAAATCCAATTCCGTACTGCTTTTTGATGCTCATTGAAACCTCGTTCGCATTCTTTTGAACACAATGACAAAGGCTCATTAGAAGTAGATTTTTCCGGCTTGTATTCACCATGACAAAAAATACACTTTTCCATTTCCTCACCTTCCCGGCTTTTATGATAAGAGGGCCGCGGCCCCCTTACTTGATATAAAACGTCTTGGATTCAAACGTCCCTACATAGTTGTTTTTCTGCGCATCCGTGTAACAATCAAGCTGAATGACATATGACCCTTTACCAGTTCGCTTCCGAATCTCGCTGACGCTGAAAGACTTTAACGGGGTTGAGTGTTTGAAGTATCCCCGCTGTACAAGGTTTGTATCAGTTAAGCCGCCGCCCGAACGTTTTTTATAGACGCCAGCCGTGTAGTAAAGCGTTCCAGAACCTTTCTTTTCCGCCCGCCAGTCAACTGTTTTCGCTCCTGAATAGTAATTGGTGTCGTCGGTGAAAATCCTCGCTGTATGGCCGAATGCTTCCTTTTGCCACGGCGACCAGACAGCCGCCGCAGATTGTGAGAATAAAAGCGTTCCAGAAATCAAGAGTGACAGTGTAACAATGGTTTTGAATAGTTTTTTCATCGTTTATTCCTCCCGGTGTATTTACTTAAAGGGCAATGAAAGCAAAGACCGATCCAATGATTGAGGCAATGCAGATAGCCGTCATATTATCCCGTTTTGCTTTTTCTTCCTCGGCAATAGTAGACAAAAAAGATATCATCACGATCATTAACAAGATGATTTTGAATGCTATGATCATGCCTTATTCCTCCTGTTTAATATCCAAACCAGTATGTGCCCAACGACACACCCCATACCAAACCAAGCAAAAATATCTAAGATCATGCCAAAGCGCCGTCAATTATTAGCCACTCATTTTCTCTTTTGTTAAAATCTCTCACAAGCTTGCTGACACTTAGTTCAAGCCTATTTTTAAAGGTGAAATCCCCAACGCATCCAAGTGCATATTGTCGACTGACTTCTTTGATGCTATCTTTTAATGCTCCATCATCATCTGCGGCCACTTCAACATATACCTCCAACGCTTTCTTCTCGTCCTCTGCCGCAAGCAACGCATAATATGGTTCATGGATTTCATAGTATTTCATCATTCATTCCCCCTTTTTATTAATCACAAATTCGATTTCCGCATCTATCACTTCATGTCCGTTTATTAAGAAACCGCCTTTCGGATGTGCAAAATACATCTTCCCTTGTTTTAAAGCATCCAGAAACTCCTCGGCTGCACCCGCCTTCACTTCTTCTGATGGTTCTTCGTCAAAATTAACGTCGCCGATCATCTTATATTCTTTTTTGATACCATTCTTGTAAGTTACATTTATGATCATGTCTAATGTCATTTCTCTTTTCTCCCTTCGATTTCGTCGATCTTCTGTATAGCCGTCTCGATGTATACCGCTAAATCAATAACTTCTTCTTGAGCGTGCCGCAGCCATCCCCGCAAGCTGTATAAATCCGTTTCGACCTCAGTTCCGTATTTCTCAAGCCCCTTTTCTTGCTGTTTTTCTATTTTCTCGAATACGCTTTTTATTATCGGGTTTCTCATCATGCAGCCCTTCCTCTCTTATGATTCTGCCAACCATGGCACTGGACATCTTCACGCTTATTTTCTCGGTGATTTCTTTGATCAAAAGCCCCTGATCCAAATACTTTTTGATTTCGGCCAGCAATTCCGGCGTGCGCTCGATTTTCTTTGTCATTGACGGGATGCCGAGACTTCTCTTGTATCTCAAGTAAATAGAAAACGTTTTATACTCGAAAAATTCCGCGATTTCCGGTTCTGTCAGCCCTTCTTTTCGCTTCTCTTCCCATTCCTCACGAGTGAACTTCTTACCGTGGCTTATTTTTCCGTTTTTGACGCCGTGCTTTTTCTTCCATTGCGCCAAATTCCAGGGCGCGACATCTAATTCGTCTAACGCGATTTCCTCGTCGGTCATCCTTTTGTCTTTCAACTCAAAATACTGCTCCGGCGTGAAACTGATTTCGTCAAGAATGCACATCGTCAATCCCCCTTTTCGATTTCCTTTAGATATTTCAAGGTTTGATGAGTTGGGTCAACCTCAATCAATCGATTGTAAATATCCTCTGTCGTTCCGTGGTATGATGCCAGATGCCGCGCGTCTGCAATTGCTTGCCGCAACTGTGTTCTCCCTTTTTAATCTTTCGTTGTCGGTATTGGAATCATAAAGTTTCGAATTAGCTTCGCAAAACCTGCTGTAAAACCGTTCGTATTTGCCTTTGTATTCCTTGTTTTCCGTCCGCAGCCGCTCGATTCCCGCATTCAGCCTTACCACTTCTTCCGCTAGTTCTTCTATAGCATCACTCTCATTAACAACAATTTTTTCGGAGAAGTAACATAATCCATCATCATCCCGATAAAAAACGTCACCATTGGACAACTTGATTTTATACTCTTTCATGCTTGCCGCTCCCCCTTGCCCCATTTTTCTGTCTTTTCCATAAGCCAAAGCATTAAGAGGAAAGCACCTCTGTAATCTTCGTCTCTTAATTCATCACGGATTTTATCTATAGCGTCACTATAAAATTTAATTTTGTGTAAAAGAATAGCGTTTTTCGACTCTAATTCTGTGTTTTTCAGATGTAATCGATCGCCATCTGATCGCAGCCAATCTCTCATTTTTTTACTCTGATCTTCTTCCGCCCGCAACCGTTCGTTTTCCTCTTGCAACGTTTGAATTTGTTTTCTTAAATCTGTATTGTGTTTCGCCAGATCAGTAATAACGGATTTTCTGTGAAATAGTCTTCTCATGCCTGCTGCTCCTTCTTTCCGCCGTCCCAATCCCAATACTTCAAATGCTGATCACTCGCCACGATGGGGTGTTTCTCGATGTATGCAAGGCGCTGTTCCTCCGTCATCTTCCAAACTGTCACTTCTCCCGGTAATCTTGGATTTTTATTTGAAGTCATATCCGTTTCCCCTTTCAGTTTTGTATAGGACACCATGCCATCTGGTGAACGGCACTTCCCTTTTTACATCCTGCTTGCTTATGCCTTCCTCAAACACCTGAATAACCTGTAACTCTTCCAAGTCGTAATTCGTGGCCGACCACTGAACAACGCGCCTTGTCATCCTGCGGACTCCTTAGAACGGCAAATCGTCATCGTTGATATCAATTGGCTTGCCGTCATTGGCGAACGGATCATCCGGAAAGCTGTTCCCCTGCTGCCCGCTGCTCTGGTTCCGCCCTGCGCCGCCCTGCTGCTGCCTGCTATCAGCCTGACCGCCGCCCTTCGGATCGAGAAACTGCACAGATTCAACGTTTACCTCTGTCACAAACACTCTGCGGCCGCTCTGATCGTCATAACTTCGCGTTTGAAGGCGCCCGTCTACGCCTGCCATTGATCCCTTTTTCAGAAACTTGGCAATATTTTCAGCGTTTCTCCAAGCGACACAGTTGATAAAGTCCGCTTCCGTTTCTCCGTTCTGGTTCTTAAATGTTCGATTGACTGCTAATGTAAAGCTGACTACTGGCTTACCATCCCCGACATATCTTAGGTCTGGGTCTCTTGTTAAGCGCCCGACAAGTACCGTTCTATTCAGCATGTTTTTTATCCTCCGTTTCTACTCCCCATCCGACTATGAGCCGTTTTCCTATAACGTGCGATGGCAAAAGCAAATTTGTTCTGTTTTCGATTTCGCATATAAAGCCTTCTGACTCTAAAATTTCTTTAATGCGATAGTAAATAACTGCATCCTTTAAGTCGTAATCATAGACCAGACTATAGAATCCTTTTTTGACAGCATTTTCGATCGCCTTCTTAACATTTTGGTATTCATCTGAATATGGTAACTGTCGCATGATTTTACCCCTGTGGATTTCAGCCAGTTCACGCGCAGTTTCCGCGTCTATCTTTGTTCCGAATACATCATCAAAGAACCTGCTTATTTCAACGTTTTCATCTTTTAAAGCCTCTTTGATACGCAGCATTACCGCCTTGGATTTTTCCTCAAAATTATCTTTTTCAAATTCAATTTCGAGCTTAACTGTATTTATTGTCCCATCCCTGCTTGCATCTTTTATATAAGCCATTTCCCTTTCCCCTTTCGTCTTTTTCCGACAGGAATCGACATTCTCAGCCGAAATTTTTTTACCCGCGCTTCTCAAGCTCGGCCCTTACCTCCTGCAAGTCGCAAACTCTCCCGTCAATCTCGACATGCTCCAAATCTTCGTTTATGAAGCCGTAGCGACATTTTAACTCTATGAGGCTATCTAAACCCCTCCAAAGGGTGTTATGCCCCACAGTGCGCCCGTATTGGTTTTTATAACGGATGATCAGGCGCTTAGATTTTCCCATTCTGCCAGCCCCATTATTTGAACCTCGATCCCGGGTTCTTTTCCGTAAACTTTGGCTCCTATGACCATGAAAACTTGGTTATCATCATGCCACGCTGTTTTATTCAGAGCGTCGAAAACACCTTTTACTAAATTGTCGATGTCCGGCTTTTTGATGTGTACCGTTGAAATGGCCTCCTGTTGCTTTTTCTTTGACCAACTTTTTGGAATCGGCATGGAGAAAAGCACCTTTACTACAGTAGGGCCGGTATAAAGCTGCTGTCCTTTCATCTGCTTCTGTGCGTGCAGCTTGATGAAATCCTTATAAGCTAAATACCGCTGTGCGTTTTTATTCACGAATTTACCGCGCCCGGTCATCCGGACGGCTCCCATTGGTTCGACTGGTATGTTAAGGGTGATCATTCGGCCGCCTCCTTAATGACATAACCCTTTAAAATGGCTTGATTCAAGTCATACGACGAGAGGCTATTCAACGGTTCGAATAAATCCTTCCACGGTTCAGCATCGCCCGATTTGATAAATACATGCTGTACGACAAACGCTTTTCTCGCATACTCTACCGGGCCATTATGCTGTTTCACTTTTTCGCTAGGTGCACTATGAGATATTTTTAAATAAAACTTCATTCCTTCCTCAATCGCCCGCGCCTGCGCTTGCGTGACTTCTACCTTGTCACTTGTTTTGATCGTTAATTTGTTCATTCCGCCGCCTCCATTTCCTGACGCCAATATCTAAGGCCATCCGGCAACTCGTTAAACCGTTTCATGCGTCCGGGATCACCTTCCCGTTTTTTAAGATATTTTCTTGCTGTTTTATAACTTCGGTAGACGCCATATTTTAACCATTCTTCGCTTTTCTTTGAATCTCTGAAAGCATAGAAATAATAGTGCTCTCCATAGTCTTCAAACCATTGATTGAATACGCAAAACTCGCCTTTATCCGTTTTGCTGTACCAGATTTCCATTATTCCGCCGCCTCCTCGTAATCATCATGGGTAGGCAAAAACAGATAGATTTCAAAAACAGCCGGTTCTGATGGTTTATACAATTTACATTCTTCCCTTAATTGCTTTAAATCGAAAACAAATCCCAGTGACCTCGCTTCTTCCATTTTTCTCATAGCATCATCAAAATAATGCGTGCATACTGTTTTCACAAATCGTTTTTTCATTCCGCCGCCTCCAATAGTAGATTAGGATTTTGATAGATGTTGCCGATGACTTCGATTTCTCTTATGGATACGTCCATTCTCCAAGGGCCTTGATCATCTCCCATATCGAATACAAACGACCCAAGGTAATCTTTAAACTTGACCACTGCTTTCATAATCTTGTTTTCGTAGTAGACAGACTTGAACTTTACGACATCCCCCTCGTAAATCTCCCGGCCGTTTTTGTCCTTCAATCCGGTGTATAAATCCCGGCTGATCAATTCATATTCATCTGAAAATACCGGGGACAGTTTGGCGGCCGCCCTTTCTTCCAATTGCCCGATGCTGTACCATTTCATTTCAATGTTGCCGCTACCTTTATGCCTAAATGTGTAACGAATCTTGATAATGTCCATTCCCCTTACCTCCCGTCATCTTGTAACCATTGTTCAATCTGTTTTTCCCTGTATCCGGCCTGCAGCAGGATGGACAGCAGCGCCCTCATATCAGCTTCCACCACTCAAACACTTTTTTCTGTTCCTTCTTTTTCCGCCCGATCAGCCGGACGATGAGTCTTTTGATCTTTTGCATTATTTGATTTCCTCCCGTTTGACGATCTGGAATAGATAGACATATTCGGGTAGGTCTTCTCTGTCCAAAAATTCGGATATGTCTTTTGACGCCTGATTATAATCTTTCAAGGCAGTTTCTTCCTTCTCGTAAAATTCAACTGCGCCTGTGAATGTGTCGTACACCGCGTATTTTTCGCTCATCCCTCTACCTCCTGAATGCGTTTTAATTCCCTTGTAAGCTCTTCAAACCATTGCCTATCCTTTACGTCTAGGGCGATGTCTATCAGCGCTCTGGTGATTTCCTGCGTTCTCTCTGGCGTATTCGGATACGGCTTTAAATTTACAATTGGTTGCGAGACATATAGACTCCAGTCTATTCCTCTGATGTTGGCGTATCTTCCTTTAACGCTATCCACAACCCCTCTGACTCTCTGCGACCTTCTCTTTTCGTCGCAGTAGTAAGGGAACTCAACCCAATCACCCACATTTAGCCTTGTCACCGTAAATACTCCCCTTTCGCTCTTTGAGTATCCCGCGTTACGCACTCTTCTCCCGCTGCCGCTTTTGAATGATCGCATCAAGCCTCTGGATGGTATCAGTTAAATCCTGCTTCTCAATCTTGCAATTCGGGCAGGCATGGAATGCGACCATGCTAGAAATTTCTACCCTGACAACCTTCTGACCGTTGCATAAGCTGCACATTGTGAATCCTCCTTTAATCGTCTTTCTCGACTTTTAGACCTATTTCAAAATCAACACGTTTAAATGTGCCTTTTACCGTTTGAATAATTGATTTTCCGTGTTCCGGGGCGTCCATTGCGTGCGCCGTCCCGTTGTTCCCATCCACCACAATGACGCGGACTTTGCCTTTCTCCATCGTTCCAGTAAAACTAAGATCATCATTGATAGTAATAGGTTTCAGTTTCACTCAAACCGCCCCCAGTGTGCTATAATTGAATTACCCACAGTTCATAAAGCATCGGGGCCTTGCGCCTCGGTGTTTTTTTATTGTCATTGATCTTTTCGCAAACTTGCTAATCTATGATTTAACAACATCCTGTCGCCTTCGATGATCACAATGTAGTCCTCGCACATTTCATAAATCCGAGTGCCGAGCGCCTCGTCTATTTTGACAAGCTGCTCGATATTCCATTCGCTCGATATCATGATTGGTTTGTGATTCAGATAGCGATAATTAATGACTGAGTACGTTTGTTCAACCTGCCAATCTGTTGCCCTTGGCTTTCCGTTCAATGGCTTGAATAGATCGTCTATGAAAAGGACATCGACCTCTTTCATGCGCCGCAGCTTTTCTTCCAGCTTTTCAAAATCGTCTTTCAGATCATTGAACCCCTCGACATAAGGGAAATATTGAACAGGTATGTTCTTCGACTTAATCAACTTGTTTGATATGGCTGTGAGAAGATGCGTTTTCCCCGATCCCGGCTGTCCCAGAAGAGCAATGCTATTTCTTCGTTTGTCCCGTATGTCCTCAAAATCTTTGTAATAATCAACCGCGCAATCGTAAGCCTCAATGATCAATTCTGGTTTCCCCTCAGTAACAAAATTCTTGAACTGCAATTTCTCAAACTCGGCAGTTATGTCGCTTGAGTTCATCAGCTTCCTGATTCGACGCCATTCGACACATTTACATCGCACCCATACCTCGATGCCATCCTTTTTTTCTAAATAGCCCAATTCATCCCTACAAACGGGGCAGTCATATTCAGCCTTTTTTTCTGAGGCGTCCGACTCTGTTTCCGAAGATTGGGCTGACCTTTCCCGAAGCTTCTTCATTATTTCCGCCAAAGCTTTGTCCGTATTGTTGACTGCCATTTCTCCGCACCTTTCTCTCTTCCTCATTTTTTCGAACTGTTAATTCGTCATATTTCTTTCGCAATTTGTCAGGGCTGAGTATGTTTTGATACCAGAAATGATGACTAGTAGACCACACTATCATGTCCTGAATCTCTTTCCCTTCCCTGCCGTCCTTCTCCATCATTAACCGAAAAGTATTTGCCCATTTTTTGAAGTTTGGTTCTTTCATGTCAGGCGCGTTCACTTGGACGAATTTCCACATTAGTTGTGCAAGTTTCATATGGCTTTCATCAAAAACCAAACGTTTATTATTCTTCTTTTCATTCTTCTCATTCTTTACATTCTTGTTTGTGTTCACTTGCTGTTCATTTGCTGTTCGTTTGCTGTTCACTTGCTGTTCACTTTGTTGGTACTCAGACCAGTTCGTTACTGATATGACGCTGAATTTGTTGCCTGATTTGATGTTCAACATTTGCCACTTTTCGAAGTTTTTCATGTAGCGCCAGACGGTAGAAGGTGAAACTTTTTCAGACGGTTTTACACCCTCGTTAAACTCGGAGGCCAGTTCATGACGGCCCGTTACAAATTCGCCCGGCAGCAGTTTAACCATCTGATTACCTACCAATTGATCATGTTCTTTATGAGTTGCTTTGATTAAGCAAAGCGCCCACAGTTTGAACATATCCGAATTTGCAAAGATAGGATTTTCTTTGATTTTTCTGTGTAGCTTAATCCAACCGCTCAAAGCCCCGGCCTCCTTTTTGTGCCCTGTTAAGGGCGTTTATTTAAAAATATTGATAGCTGATGATGGCGACCGCATCAAAGTCGCAATCTTCTTTTAGTCTTTTCTCCATCCGCACGATGTCGTTAGGGGATATTCGTTTTTTCCTAGTGACTAAAAACTCTGTAGTTCTGCCGCTTCCTTTCTTTCCGCCAACTAGGAAAGAGTAGCTGACAAGTAACTGTCTTTTCATGGCTCTTCTTCTCATGTTTGCCCCTCCTGAATAATCAATGGAAAACCGTATATATTTCTTCTAATTGGCTGCATATTTCAAACTGCCAGTCGTTATCCTTTGTCATGGTCGCAAGTAAAGACTGGTTTTTTAGGTGCGCCACCTTTCGACAAAGGTTTAAATTTGCATCCAAGCAGATGTTTAATTCCGTCTTTTCTTCCTCGGTCAATGCCCTGTGGTTTTTCTCGATGTTTCTTAATTCTGCCAATCTTTGATGTACTCCCCACATGGAACGCTTCTCCCTTCAAAGTGAAATGATGATAAAGCCCATGAACACATACCAACCGAACAGGATGGCCGCCAGCACGACGGCCGCGATATTCTCGGTTCTCTGCTGCTGTTTCCGCGACATCCGCGCCCATTTGCGGGCGATTTTGTTCATCGTGATGCGCCGCCTTTCTTCTTAACTTGCTGCCGGTGCGTCAATAATTTCCGGCGATTCCTCAAAATCGTAAATCGGTTTTGGTTCTTCTTTGAAGCTTGAATGCACCGTTTCGTCCCTCGTTATTTGATTCTGAATTTCGACGCTTATCGGCATGTATTTAACAAGCTGCTTGATAACCGTCTTTTTTGCCATTGATTCATAATGATCAGCCCAAGGGCCAAAATGCTCCCCGTTCCTTTGTGACTTGCTGAATTTATCGCGAACCTGATTGACTTGATCAACGCTCATGACCGTGAAAGCATGGCCGCCGTCTTTGAATCGAGCGTAAGCATAGAAACATTTGAGATTGCCGCGATCAGCTGCCATCGTTGGCTTATGATATAATCTTTCGTTTGTCCCGTACTCAAAATCAAAATCGTCCTTTTCGTAGACTTCATTCGCAACGATGCTCGTCACTTGCCCCGACCTTCTGACTAATTCGATCAGACCTTTATATCCGATCTGTAGCTGAACCTCCTTGACCCATTCATCTTTTCCTGTTTCCGGGTCTTTCTTTTTGTTTTTGAAAGGTACAAGATAGGCTGATCCAAGCGCGTCCGGTTCTAAACCAACTTGTGCCGCTTGCATCACGGCCCCGAGCAAAGATTCAGGCGTACACCCTTTAAGAGCAGGATTTTTTCTGAACTCTGTAACCGCTAAACGAATCAGCCTGTCGGCGTCCAAGTGTTTAGGCAAAGCCATTTCAAACGATTCTTTATGTTTCATCATTACATCAAGAATTGTTTTTGGTTTGTCACCTTGAGCAACCTCGTTTTTTTGCTCCTGCTTTGCTATGTCATTTTTTAGTTTTTCCGCTTGCGTCATCGCGTTTTTCCCCTTTCATTACCTAATTGAAAATCTTGAACCGTTACCCTCTTTCACATACTGCCTGTAGATGTCAGGGTGTTCTCTCTTGAATTTTTCTTTGTCAAAGCGTTCAACCGGGAACCTCGACCAAGTGATTTTTTTGTCAGCGACAAAACCATGCTTCCTTTCACGGAGAATCCCTTTTATCTCGTTTTCAATGGCCTGCTTCTGCTCTGTCAACTCGTTGATCTTTTCTTTTGCCCGTTCGTATTCTTCGATCTTTTTATCAAAGTAGCCCGGCAAATCAACCGAATCCTCGACTTGCTCCGGATACATGGCCGCCAGTAAATCCTTTGATGATTGCGACCCGTCAAACGGTGGCGGCACTTTTTTCGAAACGTGTTCATTCCAGAAATAGGCGGCCTTTTCTTCCATGATCCGTATCAATTCATCGTCGCGCTCAATCTCATGGAATCGCCAAGGGTTCACAACATCCCCCAATATAAGGGCGGCCAAATGCCATTTTTTGAACCCAGTTACACTCATGTACCATTGGCATTGAACAAAATACGCATCGGGCACGCTGTCCGCTGTCCATTCATCACGCTTGTAAACTGTCGCCGTCTTGCACTCGAGACCTTCTTTCCGGCCAACAATCAGGCGGTCAACATTTGCCAAAAAATACGGGTATTTCTCGTGTTGTAAAATGGCATTTCGTTTCTTCACTTTCAGCCCTTTCCTTCTGCTGAACTCTTGGGCCACAACGTCCTCTAATAGATTCCCTAGTCTTGCCGCCTCGCTTTCGCTGTCTTCTAAAGGGCTTTCCCCGATCTTTTCCATGTATAATTGAATGGGACTTTTCCATTTGTTAAGGCCGAGGATGGCAGAAACATCACTGCCGCCAATCCCTTTCCTACGCGCTTCAAGCCATACTTGACGCTCCATTCCTTCGGTAGATGTAAGGGTTTTTGCCATTCTTTCACCTTCTATATTGTTTTTCAGACAGAAGACTGATATAATTTTTAATTGGAAAGTTTACTACGCCTTTCCACTAGCCACTAATTCAACACTTGGTATTTGATCTTGTTTGAACCTTCTGTAAGGTTCTTTTTTTTATGCCTCGTCGTCTTCGTTTTCTTCCTCTTCTTCATACCGCAAATACTCCTTTGGATAGCCGTAACGGTTGATTTCTGATATCATCGGGTGTTCAATGTTCATTTCCATCCGCTCCTTTGCGTGCCATTAGGTATTTGTATAGACTTAACATCACCTTTTCTTCCGAAGAAACCTCTTCATACAGCAGTCGAATCGCCCCTTTAATCTCCTGCTCTGAGTAATTCATGTTCTTGGCATTTCGTAAAAAGAAAGATGCCAATTCATATTTTCTGTGATTCATTTTTGATGTCTCCTTTTGACGTATTGATCCCACGACAGATGCAATTCAGGATAGTTTCGGATTTTCGCGCACCATTCCCTAACCTCGGACGCTGTTGCCCGCCTGTGAAGGTAATGGAGCATCAATGAATCCTCCTTGTCGGCGGTTTAACACACTCAACGTCTATCCCTCTTTTAAAAAACTCTGATGCGATTTCATTCAGTTGTACTACCTTTTCAGGATGCTGCATTTTCTTTAAGTCTCTGCTGTGATCGACTATGCTACCCGCAAGTTCTATACACCCATCAAAATCACCCTCTTTGACGGCATCCGCCAATAGTTCAGAAACGAGATATTGCAATGACTTGTAAAGTCGTTCCGCCTTCTCCCTGTCAGACTTCAAAAAATGATTTAAGTTCATTCGAGCCACCCTTTCGCCTTCCATGTAATAGTCGCTTTTTTGTAACACTCTTTTAGAGAAATGTTATATTCCTTCGCCAACAACGCCGCCAAGTTTTTAGCCCATGCCTCCACGTCCAGAAGTTCCTTTATTGCACCCTTCACGCGCTCCCTTTCTTCAATGGAAATCAGTTTCGGATTCTTAACAAAACTCACGTCATTAAGCGTCTGAACGGCTTCTGTCGCCTGCGTGACCATGATTTCTTCAAAAGCCAGCCGATGACGTTCGACAGACTCCCCGGTGAAGACAGGTGGCGAACATCCATCACTGAAACTGTTTAGAATCCCCATTGCATAAAATGGCTGATCGAATTTCCTTAGTGACGTTTCCGCCACATCCCACGGCATTTTCCTTGCTCCATTTTTCATTTTGCTAACCATCGACTCGGAAACGTTTAGGTCAAGGGCTAGTTGCCCGTTTGTCATGTTTTCCGTTTCGAGTAAATGGGTTAGTGGTTTAGACACTACTTCCGCCATCCCTTAACTCTCCTTTGTCCTATGTTCTCTATTTCTCTGTACAGAATCTGGATGTATGATTAAGTCATAAGGTTAAATAACTTCCTCAAATTTAAAGTCATTGATATTTACCTTGAATTGAATAGCCATTTCCTTGACTATCTGAATGTAGATTTCAACCAAGCGCTTTTCCTCGGCGATCACGTCTAATTTGTTGATTTTCTTTACATAAGTTTTGGACATGCCTTGTGATAACGCCCGTTCTTTTCGATTGTTTAAACGGATGTCGAGTTTGCAGCCTGCCCGCTGTTCTAAACGCTCATAGCTTAAATTCATGACACTTCGGTAAGGCTCGACACCGGTCCAGTTTTTCGCAATCCTTTTTAAGATGACATTTACCTTTTCACGCCATCCGACATTGTTCATGGAAACGATGTTTGAAATATTGTTTACTTGGCCTTCTAGTTGATTCATGCGTTTGTCGTGTTCAACCAGTTGGTTGATGGTTCCTTGCAAAACTTCTAACGGCGTTTTCGGTTGTTCCATTTGATAAGAACCTGTTTTCCTGATTGTCGGGATGACTTCGTGCGTGATCCATCGTTTGAATTGTTTGGCTTCTGGTTTGCGGCTGCCAAGAATCAAAGTGTAAAGCCCTGCTTCATTGACAGCTTGCATCATAATTGTTTTTGACGGTGATTGAGGGTGTGTCATTTCAAATGACATACTTTCATCATCATCTAATCGCGCTAAAGCTTGGCGGCTATTTCCGATTTCGAGGACATTACAGACATCCTTTGCAACAAACCAAGGTTCGCCATCCTTAACAACTGTTCTGACCTGCTGATCTTGATAATTGAAGACTTTTTGCAGTTCGTTCATTTAGCTCACGCCTTTCTTAAAGTAATGTGTGTTTTCTTCGACCCATCGCGTATGGCGCTCTACCCATTTGAAAAGCATTTGTGTTGGAATTTTCTTTCCGAACTCATTAGTAACCGGAAAATCAGGTCGTGACATCAGTTCAGACATTTTGGTAGGGCCGCATCTGAGAACTTTCATTGCCTCTTCTCTTGTCAGGATGTGGGGCAGTTCGTTCAAAGAGCCTAAACGTTCGACTAAAATATCTGTTGCTCTGTCGGCTATCTTAGAAGCGATTTGATCGATGAATTTTTCGTCATATTGCATAGTGAACATTGCGAATCCCTCCTATGCTGTATTTGATTTTTGTGTCGTTTCGAAACAATCATTATCAAAAAAAATAGTCCAGTTAAATTCCAATTCATCCGCAATTCTTTTAGCAACCTGAACTGAGGGATTTCTTTTCCCAAGTTCAATGTTGGCGTAAGCACCGCGAGAGATACAAACTTTTTTGGCGATCGTTTCTTGACTTTGGTTTCCACGCTTTTCAATAAGCCATTTTCTCAAGGTGTCCCCCCCTTTTTTTGCGTCGTATTGAATCATTTGACTTCATAATATCGTCATTATGAAACAATGTCAATGTTTTTTCGTCGATTTGACACAAAACTTTTTTGTTTCTTTTTGACACGTTATAATTGTCAATTAAAGAGGTGTTAACGCTATGTTTAACAAAAAATTGATCGCTCTTCGCAAATCGAAAAAGCTAACACAGGAAGAAATGGCTTCAAAGATCGGCGTTCATAGGGGAACATATGCCAATTACGAAAGAGGAAACAGGCAACCTGATTATGAAACCCTTATAAAAATAGCTGATTTTTTTGAGGTGAGTATAGATTATTTGTTAAGGAAAGAAACTCAAGAAAAAACTATAAACGAAGAAGCGAAGAAAATTTTGAACGATCCTAAAACCTTCATCGCTGCCCGTGATGGTGAGGTAACAGATGAAATTTTGCAAGCGGCACTTGAAATCATCACTGAACAACTAAAGAATAAACGGAAACCCGACGAAGAAGGTTAAAGGCGATTTTAATTCAATTCAAATGTAGGTTTTAACAAAAATGTTAATAGATTCTTGAATTAGAGATAAATTTGACCTATTATAAAAGGTACACTCGTAAAAAGAACTGGGGGGGCAATTTCGTTTGAAAAAATTTTTAATTCTATTCTTGTCAATTGGATTAGCCGCAACGCTAACTGCATGCGGATCAACTAATGACACGGCAGGGAAACCAGAAAACAAAAAAGAAGAAAAGAAAGAAGAGAAAAAAGAAGAGAAGAAGAAAGCAAAGAAAGAGTCAAAAAAGTTACCGGAAATAACTGATAAAGCAAAGACCGAAACTAGTGAGTTAATTAGAAATTATGATCAAGTAAAGGATACATATATTTCTGTAAATAAAGAAAAAGCAGAAATAATACTCACTATTCAGGTCAATCCATCAGTAGATAAGAAATCCGCAGAAGATTTGGCTGACAGTTTTGTAAGGTCGCTTGCCTCTAATGCAAGCATTTATGGTGAGAATGATATTAAATCCCCTACAAAAGACAGCCTTGGAGAACTTTATGATTATTATGATCTTAAAATAGGTGTTGGTACCGACGAAAATAATTTTATTTTACAAGGCGCCAAAGTTAAAAGCAGCCCCAAAATCACTTGGTGATTTTACGGGCTTTTCTTTCACACTAAAAAAGAACACACGTTCTCTTTTTGGCAAAAAAAGAGAATCACTATAACTTCATAATTGAGTATAGGAGGCATTCACTTGGTGTATACAAAAAGTCATTTGGAGGATTGGATAGAAAACTTGTACAAAGAGATAAATATCACTCAGCCCGATCAGATAAACTTTGAAAACATGGCTGATGCGTTGGGTATAGAGGTTGTCTATAAACCAGTCCCCAGCTTTTCCTTTAAATATGACAACGTGTATACGATTTCATTGGATAAACGAAAAACCCGACAAGACCAATGGAACGACTTTGCTCATGAACTATGCCACCTTTACAGACACGAAGGAGATAAAAAAATAATGCCAAAATGTTGGTCAGACTATCAGGAATTTCAAGCGAATTACTTTTCATATCATTTTTGCATTCCCACCTTTATGCTGTGCAGAATGAAGATTACACATAACCTTTATTATGATGCCCGTATCATTGCCAAGGCGTTTAAAGTAACTGAATCGTTTGCGAAAACACGGCTAAAAATGTATTGCAGTAAAATGCGTCTAATCGTTTAAAAAAAGAACCTCTATTGTAATTAATAATGATATAACCATAGAGGGGCGAAAAACATCTGGCAATCTGAAATACACATGATTTCGAGGTGAAAAAATGTACACTCAGGAATTGATCAAAGGAAAGAAATGGCTAGCTATGGCTGACGGCCCCAAGCATCCAGTTACCGGAAAGCGCCGGCAAATATCCAGACGAGGAAGGACTAAAAAAGAGGCAGAACAGAGGGTTCTTGATGCTATCGCAAAACTCAAAGAATACGGGATCGATGAAACCATTGTAAAAAAAATGACGTTTGGAAAACTGGCTGCTGAGTGGCTACGAGATTACGCGCTCACATCCGGTAATAAGAATAATACAATCCGGGTCAGACAGAAAGAGATCAATATTTTGAATAAGTTTATGGCTCAAAAAATTATTACTGAGATCACTACAAGAGAATATCAAAAAATATTGAATGATCTCACAGAACAGGGATACGCCCGAAATACAATTAGTGGCGTTCATACTACTGCGGGAATGATTTTTAGATACGCTGTGAAGGTGAAATTACTAAAAGAAAGCCCTGTATCAGGCACAAGCGTTCCGAAAAAACGATTAACAATAGAAGACATCGAAAACAATAAGATCGATGAAAAGTACCTTGAAAAAGAAGAGCTTGAGGAATTCCTTTTGACTGTCAAGGAATTTGGATTAGACATGGATCTTGAGAGGTTTTATTTGCTTGCTTTTTCTGGTATGCGTTCGGGTGAATTGTGTGCCTTAAAATGGTCCGATCTAAATTTCGAAACAAATGAAATTCGAATAACAAAGACAATCTATTCAGAAACCAACAACATGAAGGATTATGAGTTGACGCCGCCTAAAACGCCCGGTTCCATCCGTACAATCCAAATAGAGGATCAAATCATGGAGATGTTAAAGGATTTTCAAACTGAACAGAAAAAAATACGCCTAAGATCACGTATCCCGGCAGAAGATTATCATAACGAAAACTTTGTTTTCTCAAGAGAAAACGGATATCCCTTCCTGCAATATAATATAATTGCGCGAATGAAAAGGCTGCTTGAAAAAACATCTATCAAAAAACATGCGACACCCCACATTTTTAGACATACACATATCAGCATGTTAACGGAAGCCGGTGTAGACCTGCCGACGATTATGAAAAAGGTGGGACATGATGACATGAAAACCACGATGAAAATTTATACACATGTCACAGAAAAAATGAAAAAGGATGCTTCGCAGAAAGTTCAGGAGACTTTTGGAAACATCCTCAATATCGGCATTTCGTGA